TTGGACGAGGTTTTCTAATGTAAGTTATCGTCACTGCTCTTACTGTAAAGGTTTCATCTTCATAAATATAGAGTCTTTGACCGGCTAATTCTGCTATAGGACTTTTGTAAGAAGTCTTATAAAAGGGAGTATTTAAATTGGTAAATACATCATAAGTTGACAAGAGTCTGTTATCCACGGAACTCAGCGTAGCAGTATCTCTGTCTTTTTGAACTGTGTGGGAGAATGTGGTACCATTGGTAACTACTGCTCCATCCCAACTTAAAGCGGGTACTTGAGTAGATATAATACTTTCAGGGTAGTATTTGTCTGCAAAATTCTCCCAATAAACTTTGGCCCCCAATTCCCTAAGTTTGTTTAAAATGTAATCCTTTAGAAAAGTTACATTAGCTTTTAATGGAAATCCAGTATACTGATTTTCTACCCCCAAATCTGCAGGAATATTTATTGTGTACGAACCAACTGTAATAGCTCCTGTAACATAAAAAGGTGCACTAACTTTTGTTGTTTCAGATAACTCCAAAACTGTGTAAGTAGTACTTTCATTTTCAAAGTTTTTAGCTGCGCCACATAAAAGTTTATAGTGACTCATGTCTCCCATCAAGTACTGATAGTCTCCGGGAAGGTCTGCTACTACTCTGTTTAAAAGTTCTCCAACAACCTTGTAAGTTGTAATACGATGACCTGTTACAGTGATAGGTTTTAAAGCATCCTGTTTTAACTGATCAACTACTTGAAATCTACCTTTAGCCCCAGGAGTTTCTACAGGTCTTAAACATTGTTGAATAAACCGGTCTTGCATTTTACATAAAACCCAATCAATCTCTTCAGTTAAAAATTTTCTAGTAGTATTAGCTGCTACTTTTTGAAGAGATTGATTGACTTCTATATGCATTTCTAAGGCAGTCATGGTAAAGTTTTTACAAAGATAATTTATTTTTCATCTCGTATCCTTCCTAATTCAAATCCTAAGTGAAATCTTGCTTCTCCTAAATGCTGGTAAATACTTATTAAGCATGTGATTGCATCAATAGCAGAAGTACTTTCTCCTTCCGAAAGAGTATTAAAAGTACTTAATAGACTATTTAGCTCTTGTCGTAACCAATCAATTCTTTCAACTTGATTAAGGTTTGTGATATTTAAGTAGGTTGCTGAAACATCCACTATAGGTTCTATATCCTCTTTGGAATGCCTGTTACCATCTTTTTTGTACGGATTTTCTTTTCCTACAATTCCAGCTAATTTTCCCATCCAAGCTCTGGCCAAACGAAGGGATTTTAAAAAGTCTGCAACGTGGGTTGAAGAAGGTACATGATTTTCTGTGGTAGAGTTAAGTGCATGGCACTTTTGTCTCATTTCTTTTAGAACTTGTAGAACCATTATTTTACAGTTTTATCTTGATACCTGGCTTTTAACAATCCTATTTTTTCTGAATTGCTGGAATCATCTTTTAAGAATGTCACCATATCTTCTTTAGATTCAGCTATTTTAGTGTCATCTTCTACATCATAAAAGCGTCCACCAACTTGTTTAATTACTTGAGCATCTAAAAGAGATTGAATCCAATAGTTTGCTTCAAAATCTTTATGAAGTACTACATCTACAAACTTCTGTGGATTGCTTTCAGCTATTTTTCGAAGTTCTGTTTCAGCGGGATCTTCTAAAGAACTTAAACTTTTACCCAACAATAAGAGAGCTTGTTGTACTTTATTAGCATCATCTTTTACTTCAAGATAAGCTTGAATAGCATCATCTTTGATAGCAGCTTGGGCTTTCTTACGTTTGTTCGTTAAAGCTTTATCTTGAATATAAAACCAAATGTTATTCTGTCCTTCGGCTTCTTCCGGGCTTTTAGATACCCTGGGATGCTTCAATGCATGTCGGTAACGAATGTAATCAATTGTTTTAATTGGAAGATTTGAAGCAGAGATAGGAGCATTGTTGTCCTCACTTAATCCTATCTCCAATGTTAATCCTGTATCAAAAGGAATTTTAGTATCCATGTTGATAAAGAAGGTTCGTACTTCTTTTTTAAATTCAATTTCTTTTGGATCAATGTAGAGAATTTCTGGAAGTAATAGTTTTTCTTCTTCTGCAGTCAATCCACTTGCAATTTTAGTTGAATTGACTGATTCGTAATAAGAACCTATGGATTGATTTCCGGCAGCAAAAAAAGGTCTTACATCCTTTCCTTGAGCTGCTGCAAGAAAAGATGTGTTTCGGTAGATAACAATTCTGTGGCTGTTGGGATGAGTCATATTTGTACAGTTTTCTCCTACAAATGTAAATACAAATTATTCTAAAAACAAAATCCTCCTTTTAAGGGGAGGATTTATGCTTGTAAAACTTAAAAAATTAATAGACTTTCCTGGTAAAAAATCGCCATCGAACACTGCTTACTTTAGCATTTGTATTAGCAGATCCTTGGTAAGAGGTACTAAATTTATAGTAATTAAATCCAGGATTGTACAAAGTAAGGATGTACGATACAGCTGTTCCTGCAGTTAAACCACTGCCTACTGCAATTGTATCGGCTGCTGTCCAAACTGATCCTGCAGAACTATTGACTCCTAAAGCTGGCTGACTTATAACTGGATAAGTTCCGGAATAAGTGTAAGAAGGAGATTTAGATACATGCGCATAAGAAGGAGCAAATATCTTATTTAAATCTACCCTGTACCAGTTACTGTTATCATTGGATGCCCACAGAACTAACCCTAAAGATTGAGGTGTTTCATGTTTAGTAGCGACTACTATTTGAAACTGTACAATAATATTGTTAGCTGTAGTACATACTTTAGATTCACCAAAAGCTACACCTCCTGAAGTGGTACCGGTAAAAGATAAGGTATCCATGTTCCATTGTGACCAGGTGGATTTAGTAGCTACATTCTGTGCCATGGCAGAGCAGCCGAAAAGAATTAAAGTTAAAATTAAAAGGTTTTTCACTTGTTTTGTATTTAAAGATTAAAAATTAAGGGGAGGGTTACTCCCCTTTTATTTAGATTAGAGTCCAGCTTCACATTGTAAATCAAAGCAACGGTTTGCACGTAAGATTTGAATACCGGCTGACTTCATACGAGTGTATGAACTTTCATCAACATCAGTAGCCAAAAACTTGCTTGCTTGCATTCCAGAATTACCGGCTAAGATATCCAAAGATTTAGGCATTGGAGTAAGACCAGGAATAACACCATCAATGTAAGAACGTCCTTTTTGAGCTACGTGCATAATGTTTGGTTGTCCATCAACATCAGAATCATCCAAGAATACCATACGGTAAGATTCCAAAGGTAATCCATCAGGGTGTTTCAAACCTCCCATAGCTACTCGACCAATGTCGAAAACAGGGTTCTTTTTCACTTTGATTGTGTATCCATCAATGTGATAGAATGTATCAAAGTAACCTCCTAAAGCCAAGTTGTAGCCTGTACCAGTTACAAATTTGGAAGCAATATCTCCGGCACCTAATGGGCCTAAGATTTGTGCACCGGCATCAACCATAGCAGCATGGAATTCCCTCATACCTCCTGTACCTGTCATCAAAGTGATAGACATGTTACCAGAATCAGATTGTCCAAACAATGCATCTCCTACTTTGTTTACCAAAGTTTTATAGGTCAACTTAGAGTAAGTGGATTTGTTACCGATTTGAGATAAAATTCCTGCTCCTAATGGAATTGTTTTTCCAGAATACAAATCTTTCAAAGGAATAGTTCCATCAGTAAGACGGTTGTACTCGGAATACCAGTAGAAGTGTTCACAATCATTTACCCAGTTTTTCTCAAACTGCCACATGAACCAATCCATCCAAACAGAAGTTTCAACTCCTGTGTTAGGATTTTTCATAGTAATTTTCATTACCTTGTTAGCAGCATTACCAGCCCAACTCATACCAGTCCTCATAAAGGACATTTGGTTTTTGTACAAGCCTGGCATAACCATGTTGGATTCAGTTGTACGAGATTGACTTTCAGGTACAGCAGCAAACAACTTAGTCCAGTTAGTTTCTGTTTGAGTTTCAAGAATTGGACAGAAGTCCTGAGCATTACTTGCAGCAAGTTGTACTTTGTACCGGTAAGTGCCGTCTGGTTGTAATTCTGGAGCTTCTAATACGTAAGCTTGTGTTCCACGAGAAGATTGGATAATGTAAAACCGCTTGATCCAATTATCATAAAAGAATAAATAGAAAGGAGCATGGCCAATACCTGGCTTATCTCCTGTACCATAAATACTCTTTGCAATTGGAGAGGTTTTATCATCTCTTCCCATAACCGGGTAAGTAAACTGCACATCGTCAATTTCTTTTGAAGTGTTGTTTACATTGTAACCTACACCCCCAACAGTCATTCCAGAAATTGGAAAAGATCTGTTGTAGTCTCCTAAGATGTAAGTTAGTTTACTGGTTAAAACGGAAGGACCTCCTTGACGCTGGTTATAAAAGTTTTCTTCGTCTAATCGACTTTCTGTGTCGAACATTTGTTCCTGAACCTGGAACTGTAGTTTTGGATATGGATTAGTCATTTCGTAAAAAATTAAATTTCACTCAAAGGTATAAACTTTTTAGAGGTATCTGATTCTCCTGCATTCTTTTTCTTATCTGCACTATCCCTTGATGCCTTTAGTTTTAATCTCTGTATAGTTTCTTTCTTTGCTTCTTTAGCTACAACTTTAGAAAGATCTCCTTTCACATATTGCAAGTACAAGCTATCCATTGTAGTGGCTAACTGTTCTTTAGATACAGGGAGAATTGCAAAAAAGTTACTTTCTCCATCATGTTGGATATGAGTCATTACAAAGTTTGCAAACTCTGTTTGCTTTGTTTCTGGAACCAGACTTTTCATTCCATTTTTAATTGTACTGGACACTTCTTGAGTGAGGGTTTGTACATTAGTTTCGAAAGCTCTTTGACGCTCAGCTTCTTTAGTTTGAATTTGCTGAAGACGAAGTTTATCCTCTTGAACAATTTGATCATAAACCTTTAAAGCCTGTTCTGTCAGTTTTCTTTGAGTGATGTACTCTTTAACTTGAAGGTCTACAATAGTTTGAGAAAGTCCTTTCTTTAAAAGGTCTTTTTTTACCCAGGCTTCTTGTACATCCATATCTTCTTCAAATACTTCTCTTGCTACTACAGCTGGAGCAGGAGTTTTAAAAAATTCTTCGTCATTTCCACCTTCCTTGTTATGTAAAAAGAAAGCATAGGCTCTTGGATATTCTGTTTTTAAAGCTTCTTCAAAGTCGTTTCTTACTTGTTGAACTAAAGCTAAATCTCTTAAAGCTACTCCTTCTGGAGATAGCGGATCTACAGTACCAAAATCTACTTCTAATTCGATACCGGTTTGAGCACTCACAGCATTATAAAATGCTTCAGGAGTAGTATCTTCCTCGGGATTTTCTTCTCCATTTGAAGGCTCTTCTCCTTCTCCTTCTTCCCCATCTTCAGGAATCTCAGGATTTTTTACAATGGTACCGTCTTGTTGACGAGTATAACCATCTAAAACATTTCCATTTGCGTCCAACCCTTCTACTGGAGGTTCTTCTCCTGATTTGTTAGTTGGAGGTTTATAGTTTGGATCATCCAAATCTGCTAAGCTAGGTAACTTGCTTGTTCCTGCACTTTCTATTCCGGCATCCCGGTAAATTCTGTTGAACTTCATAAAAATAATTAAGATTTTTTAGGTTTACGTTTTGCAATCTTCTCTTTAGACTTCATCTCTTTTTCTTTTAAAAGCATAGAGTCTTTGTGAATTTGCATATCATGTTTTCGTTGTTCTTTTTTATCGGAGGAGTCTTTAAGCATTTTTTCCCTTTCTAAAAGAATTTTATTTGCTTCCTTAGCATCTGCTACACCGTTTGCATTAGCATCTCCGTTTTGAAATGTAAAAGTATTATAAGTTCCTTGAATATGCTCCAAATCTTCTTTTCGATCATACTCCTCATGCATGGTACCTCTTCGTAAAATTTCCAGGAATTGTTCATGAGCTTGTACTCTTTCTTGTCGAAGATTTTCAGCTTCTTCTTCCGACTCCGCTATTTGACTTTCTATCTGCTGTTGAATTTCTTCAATATGTTTTATTTTAGCTTCAATTTCTGCAATGTTATCACTTTTAAAAAGAGAGATAATAGCGGAAGCTTTTACATTGTTTTGCATCATTGCTTGAGCAATAGATTCTATCTTATTCTTTTTAATAATGATATCTGCAGAAGACTCCATGTACAATCCTAAATCAGCATAACAGTACTCTACTGGATCCAGTTGAAGAATTTCTGTAGACATATCAGATTCATTCCAAACCTTATAAACTCCGTCTAAAGCTGTAAACCTAGACAAATCTAAAATTCCTTGTAACTCTCTTTCTACAAATTCATCAAAAAGGTTAAAGATCATATCAGTCATTACAGTAGATTGGAATGTAGCTCTTTCGTTGTTACCTACTAAATCAGATGCATACGTTTGCCCTTTTCTTTGACGATTGATTCCAATCAAATCATCCCACTCTTGTTTAATATGCTGTTGAAGTTCTATAAGTTGTCTAATAGAATCAAAGAGTGTTAAATCTAATACTGTGTACTGATTAAAAGATTTATCAGCTCCTAATTGATTTCTATTTATTAAGGCATATCCTAAAGCATCAGAGTAATAGAAAAACTTTTCTTCTGTCCAACCTTCTCCTCTTGGAATAACGTTCTGATCAATTAAAGCTATTTTACCTTTAGATTTTGCTAAAGTTCTTTCAAGTGTCCAGGTAATAATGATATAAAGTATTTGAAGTGGTAAACCCATTTCAAGTACAGAAATGTTTTCTGAATGTAAATCTGAGTATTTTCTCCCGTTGTAAGGGAGTTTTGTACGGGAGAAATTATTCATTGAGTTTCTTTGATATGGAAAAGGTCTGGCTCGTACAAACAACTCTGGAGTAATTTGAGTAATTTCATAGATTTCATTTACCCAAAAACTTTCAGCGCTTTCTTTTTCTTCTGGAGTTAATGGATAATCTTCATCCACAGGCATAGGTCCATCTTCGGTTTGAAGTACATGAATCTTCTTTTTCCCTTTCCAAACAATATGGTAAACTTCTAGCTTATCTCCTTTTAAATCTCCCTCAGATAATAAGTGATTGTAAAGATGTGAAGGAGAAGTCAGATATGTACCGGTAATACTTTGTAACTCTTTTACTTCTTTTTCTTTTAAATCTTCATAATATAAATCTACTACATCAGATAAAGTCATGTAGTCTCTGTACACTGCCCAATCGCCATCTTCTACCATATCAGTATCAGGGGATTTATCGTAATCTAGAAAAGGAGGAGAGATAGCTTTGTAGAAAACTTTACCATGTTCTACTGTTTTATAACTGTAGGTTTCTCCAGCAATCATCCAATGTTTAAAACACTTCAAAAGTTTAGCTTTTATAAACTCGTCCTTGATAATTCTTTTAACATACTTCTGTCCTTTAATAGCAAGTTTATCTTTAAAAGAAGCAGCAGCCCTTTCCCTCACTTTTTCAGGCAACTCCAAAGATTCCATTTGTTGCTGTACTTGTTGCGCAGCTTCTTCAGATACCGGTTCTCCTTCTGGAGTTAATAGTCCATTCTCTATAAAAGATTGTGCCAACATTCCTTGAAAATGTTGAGTAAGATTCTGCATAACGGTATTGTTTACTTCTTCTTGAAAGGAAGAGTAAGCATCATCTGATAAATTTGTTACAAAGAATTCAAAAGGTCTTCTGGGATACTCTGAAATTAAAAGATCTAGGTTTGGCCTTAAAATATTAATAGGTCTGATTTTAGCAGGAAATCTTTTATGCTCTTCTTTAGTAGCATTTAAAGGATTTGTATGTTGAGTAAACCAAGCTTCAGGAAACTTGGAATTGTAAACATTATATAATTCTGTGTAATTCTTTCCAGATCTAGCAGTTTGACCAGAACCAAAACGAGATACTTGTATAAAATATTTTGCATTTTGTTTAAACCAAGAAAAATCTTCCTTGATTTTTTCTGCCCAAGATATGATTTGAATTGGTTTTCCTTGAGAGTTAGTTTTTGTAGACATGACAAAGATTTAAACAAAAATACATCAGTATAGTGATACTATTCCATTTTCTGTGTTAGAAGATGTTCCAAAAAGAGGTCTTGAAAAGAAATCAGAAGTTTTTTGAACTGCCTCAATCTGTAAAGCTATATTCTCCTTTAACATAAACATAGCTATTAAACAGGACGACATTCTATCCGAGTTAGCAATTCCTCCTTTTCTTAATTCCCTTAAAAGTCCCAGATCATAGATTTGGTGTATGTTGTATACCGGAGAACCGTTGGCATTGTATCCTCGTACATCCATGTGCCATTCTACCATATAAGCCATACCTAACTTTTTTCTATCCGTGGACATGTTCATTAAGAAAGCTCTGTTTTTTATGTTGGAGGCATACTCTCTGTTATGAAGCATTTCAGGTTCAAAGTCTAACCACTGTAAAAGTCTTTTACCTTTTGCATAATCTACTACTCCTTGACCACCTCCAGAGTTTTCTCCTTGTGCTGTAGCATTGTAGTACCTGCAAAAATTAAAAAGAATTTCATAGCAGGAAGTAAGTTTTCTTCTTCCTGTAAACCAGGCTACCGGTAAATTCACATAAGATTTAGAAAATTTATTATCTAATTTAAACACCCTGATATCAAACAAAGAAGTTAAATCTTCTGCATCATCTTTGTAAAAAGCATCAAAAACTACCTTGTATATTCCTGGAGGAACATTCCCATTAGAATCTTTTACAGGTCTTTCACAGATTGAGATACACCCAGTTAAATCGTCTTTCTGCTTATGAGGATATGTTACAATAGGTCTGGCATCTGGTTTAATAATAAACTCTACTCCTCCTTTAGCAGTATCAGAACTTACAAACTCCCCATGGCGAATAAGCTGCTTTAAAGTATTATCTGATTCTAAACGTCTGATTTGTTTATCAATCTCACTTACATTAAAGTCATTTTTGTGTAACCTTTGGAAAAGCTCTGAAGGTTTTTGAGGATATTCAGCTTTCCTTCTGTCTAAATCTTTTGGATCTTTTGCCTGACTTTTAATCTCTCTTTCCTTATTATCTGAATCCAAGGCTAACTGATAGTCAATGTTTCCATTAGCATCTGTGTACTTAAAGTTAGCTCTAAAAGAAGGTACAAAATATCCTACTTCTGATAAATCTCCATTTTCCCAAACATTTGGAAAAGCTAACATGTTCCATTGGTGAGGCTGTGTAAAAACAGATTCTAATCCTTCAATAGAAGGCCCTTCCTCTCCTCCGGTACCAAATACAGAAACTTGTCCTACATAGAAATCTCCATCTCGCATAGAACCTAAACAAATTTCTAAAGCTGCAGAAAGGTTTTTAAAAGACCCTCCTTCCTCAAATACTATTTTCTTCCCACGTTTACCTCTGGTCTTATTTGGATTTTCTACAGTCACCCCCATAATTTCTGCCAAAGTACCTTGCTCTTCTCCATACTTATCCATGTAAGAAGCTCTTTGGTGAAGAAGAGTGTTTTTCTTTTGTCTATTCTGTTTCCAATAAGGACAGTAACTATTAACCCAATCTAATCCTTCTTGCACTTTATTTAAGATTCCATCTTTGATAAGGTATTCTTCTAATGAAGCAAAGTAATAAGATTTAGATCCTGGAATAAAATTAAAATTATACACTCCATCAGCAGCTTCCATGTAAGAGAATCCTGCTCCACGAGTTTTACCACAGCAGAGATGTTTACCTCCTGGGGATTGTACTCCCATGAATGTTCCTCCATGCCAAGCAATATGTTTAAATCTCCACCACTCATACTGCATTTCATTGAACCTGGGAAAGTCAAAGATTTTATCAGCTGTTCTCTTTGAAATGTTTCCTTTTCCATCTCTGGATTCTTCTAAAGCTTTTAAAGCAACACTATCTGGAACTTTCCACATAGGCTGAAAGTTTAAGTGGAAGTAGTGTCTACCGGATACCCAGACATTTCCTACTTTGTATCCTTTCATACATCTTTCTTCATGAAGCTTCCAGTACTCTGTATACTCTTTACTTCCTCTTGGAGCTTTAGTATACCTACCTCCATTTCTTTTAAAATCTATTGCTGCTTCCTTAAAGTATTGAGTATTTACAAGATTATGCCACATAAGAGTTTTTAACTTTTTCCTGTAATTCTATCCATAATATCTATCAAAGCTACAGGTGCAT